GACCAAGCTTATTTTGATACTAAGTTTGTTTTTATGCCTCAACAATACAACATTAGACGTAAAGGTTTTTTAGCATATGATGAGTATTGGTATCAAACACAACGGATGGGAACCTTTATAGTTGATCCAGAGACATATGAAAGCACCGAAGTTGATTTCGATAAAGAAGATCTTGCAAATCTTAAAGCTAAATTCCCTCAGATCGTAGTGGTTCGCGAAAAGGTTCCTACAGTACATCTGGCGATAATAGTGAATAATACATGTATGTTTAATGGTCCTAATCCCCTTGGCGTGGATATGTACCCTTACACCCCCTTTGTGGGATACCACGATTTAGCAAATAATAATTACTCTTTTCGTTATCAAGGAATTATTAGAAATATTCGTGATCCACAGTATCTCTATAACTATAGAAAGCAACTTGAGATGGATTTATTGGCTGCTCAATTTTCTGGAGTAGATGTTGAAGAGGATTCTCTTATCGATGATAATGATGCCTTCAAGGTAGGGCCAGGAAAAGTCAGATTCTTTAAGAAAGGACGTTTAAATAGCATAAATGACAAACCCGGTGCAAACATTAACCCTGCCAATTTTGACGTCACAGAGAGGCTTAGAAATGACATCCAATCAAATGCAGGCGTTACCCCAGAATTATTGGGACAAGCGGAAGATTCGGACGTGGGAATCACGGAGCAACTTAGGCAAGGCGCTGCGCTTACGACCTTGCAAGAACTCTTTGATAACCTTAATCTTTCCCAAAGAAACGCTGGGCGTCTCCATTGGGCGCTTATCCAGAAGAATTATACCCTCGGTAAAATACGCAGAATGATCGAGGAAGACCCTACAAATGAATTCCGTGACAAATCATTCCAGAAATACGATGCTGTAGTAGCTAATGCACCTCTTACAGACACTACAAAACAACTTGGATTTATTCAACTTATGGGATTACAAGAAAGAGGTCTTAATATACCTGCTGAGTATCTCATGGAGCAAGTCGTCGTGCAAGATAAAGATAAACTCACTGAAACACTCAAAAAACAACAAGAAGCTCAACAAAAGCAAGCTGAACAAATGTCACAATTGCAAATGGAAAATCAACGTATTGTCAATGAAAGCTTACAATCGAAGGCGTATTCAGACCGCTCACTTGGCGCCGAAAGAGAGGCGAAACTTAGACTGGAACAAGTACAGATTGCGACAGCTCATAATAAAGCAGCTCATGAACGCGCAGCAGCCGATCTCGATAGAGTTAAAGCAGCCAAGGAAGTAGATTCTATGGGGATAGCCGACTTTGTTAAAGTATTTACATTGATAGAAAATATTAGAAAAAGAGAAGATGAAACTGCAATTAAACAACAAGGAGTCTCAAATGGGACACAGCCATAAAAATACCTCGAGTGGTGGTCACGAACATCATGGAAAAGGTAATTCAGGTAATGATTTTATCAAGATCAAAGAAAATCACGATCCAAAGCCTCCTGCTGGAGCTTCAAATTCATATGAAAAGATTCGTGAAAAGATTGATCGTCATGATGATGCATCTTTAGCAAAACGTCCTTATACTCGCGAAAAGATGATGAATAAGTAATTTTTTTGCGGGGAGTAAGTAGCTGGTGCATCCTTGACGATGCATTAAGTAGAAACCCGCACTTTTAATTGGAGAAATTATGCCCAATATTAAGATAATGCCAGAAAAGCCAGTTCCTGGAACACCTAAACACGTTCCTCATAATCGTGAACTTAGCACTGAACAACCTCGTTTTCGTCCACCAGGAGGAAAGCCTCCATTGCCTTTGACAAGTTCTTTTAGCCCTCAAGCAAAAAAACAAAAGGAAAACTAAAATGCACAAGAAAGAAGCACACCATAAACATGAGAAACATCACGAAGAAAAGCATCATAAAAAGAAAGAACATAAGAAGAAGCATCATTCTATGAAGCATTCTAAGGAAGATCTTATGGCTGCACATGCTCACATGAGAAAGCATGGAGGATAAATTTCCATCTTTGGAGGATCATAAAGAAGCATATCATTTGTATTTAAAATTGGTGGAAGTCCTTAGAGGAGAAAAAGAAGAAATTTCAATTCTAGCATTGAAAAAGTGTATAATTAATATAATTATGGAAGATGATGATGACAATGATACCACCAAAGATTAAGAAGCTTCCGATGCTTCATAAGCCTCAATCTGGCTATATTAAAAAGCCTCAAATGGCTTCCTCAAATTCAAACCGCTCTCTCTATTTGGGAGGGGCAAAGATGGTTCGTTAATGGAAAAAGAATGCTCTGCACAATTTATATATAAGCCATCAGTAAAATCTGAAGAATTTGGATCTCCTCATCCGCTTAGATTTCTTGTAGGAGAAAAAGCAATAGATCTTAAATCTAAAGAAATTACTTGTACTTATTGTGAAGCTCAATCATATATAAAAATTTTAGAAAATATTAATCTTGATCATCCCGATACTGATATTATTTCAACTTTAAAAGATTTAAAAGATTCACTTCTTTTTATTCTATACAACACAAATTGGCCAGTAGGTGAATAAGGATTTGTTAATGACTACTATTTCTGAACTTCCAATTCATATAATGAAGCAACTTACATGTAAGTTATTGCATGAAAAAATACCTACATGGGATGGAACTTATATATGGAGTGAAGAATGTAAAAAGAATATTCCGAATATAAAATGGGTATGTAAAGAGGGATGTAATGACAAAAAATAGCGATAAAACCTACGGTCAACACATGCTCGAAGCCAGATCTAAAACAGGTCGGCAAGAAGTAGGGGAAACTGTTCAACCTCTAATGCAACGTTTTGAGCAAATCATAGAAGAGGCAGTCCAGAAAAACTACGAGAAGGGAGTTACGGGAAAATACTATATTCATATTTGGATTCAAAAAGAACCATATGCTCAGAATGCTTTACATATTTATCCTCAATGTAGACGTACACGTCCTTCGCCTTATCAAGGTAATGATCATTTTCTCTGGTCTGTCGAAGATGGAGGGAAGATCACTTTTCAATGGTGCATTCCCAAAAAAGAAGTTTTAAACTACATCCTTAAAAATCCTAATGAATTCGATGTTAACTATGTAAACATGCTTAAAAAGTTCACTCAAGATAAGCTAGAACATATCGAAGATTATATGGTTGATGGAAAAGTTATTTAGATTCTTCAACTAAATTAAGTCCTATATCGGCTAAAGAAATGATCATTTTGCATCTATCCAACTCCTAAGTTGTTCTATCAAAGGCTCTAGTTCTTTTTTCACTGCTTCTTCACACTTAATTCCATGTTCTTTGCTAAATTCAAGCATTTGTTCCAATGAGCATATTACAGTCATCATTTTCTCTGCTGCCATCATGAACATGATCGTATCGCAGTTATTATTCATTGTTAGCCTTAAAATTTGAATTTGCTATAAATCACAAAATTTATTATAGCTAGTCTAGAGAATCATTATTTTCTCTTCAAGGCGCAATAGAGATCTCGCCAATCTCAAAGGAAAACATGGAATCACACGAAAATGAGACCCAAACACCTGACGTGGTCGATCAGGCTGTGGAACACCATGAGAAGTCTCCAAAAGAAAGTTTTGCGGAGCTTCGAAAAGCTAAAGAGGATCTCGAAAGACAACTCTGGCAAGCTAAGAAAGAAAGGGAAATGTTTGAACAGCAAATGCAGATGCAAGCGCAGTATCAGCAACAGCAACTTCAACATAATCCCGAAGAAGAATTTGATTATCGTCAACTAGAACAAGAGGAATTTCCCGATGGAAAGAAACTTGTTAAAGCATTTAACCAATTCAACAAGCAATTGTCTGAAAAGGATAAAAAAATTGCTGAAGCGAATCAAAAACTTCTTATCTTAGAAACTGCTCATGAGTTTAAAGACTTTCACGAGGTCGTCACAGCTGAAAATATTGAAAAATATATCAAAAGTGACGAAGACAACCGAGAGGCTGTCGAAACTGCTAAAAATCCTTTGAGAAAAGTTTATAATCTAATCAAAAAAGATGCGCGTTATCAAGCTGATAAGGCTGCAAAAGTAGAGAAAGAGAAACCTATCTCTCAGGAACAAAGACGTGTCGATGAAAAGGAAGGAAAGCCTAAGTTAGGAAGCCTTGGAGTGCGCTCCGATGCTGTATCAACTGCAGCTCAAATGTCTAATTCACGCATGTCTAAGCAGCAGAAACAAGCTCTTTGGGCTGAAACCATGGCAGCCGCTCGCCGTTGACCTTCGTTTAACATGAGGTTAGACAAATGTCAGGTCCAACAACCACAAGCATTTTGCCTCCAGCAGTTCAACAACAACTGTCTATGAAGCTTCTTGCTCGTCCTATGCCTGATCTGATTCATACTACAATGGGTTAAACAAAAGGATAGCCCATTTAAAACCTTGGGTAATTGACTTGGAGTGCCTTATATGACATGTAAATTAAGAACTTTTGGAGATCTTAACGAACCATCTACCATCTATGAATTTTCATGTAATGAAGTAAGAAAATTAAAAGATGAATGGTTTTTAGAATTCAGAAAAAAGAATGCTTCCGAACGTGTAGAAAAAGCACGGGGAGTTGATCCTTATTTTGAAGATTACAAAAAAAATATCGAAGATTTTCTAAATCAATGTAATTGTCATAAAGGTTAACAAGGCGGAACTGATGACAAAACTTGAAAAGTTAAAATCACTAGGATTAATAGGATGTTTGAATGAAACAGAAATTACTAGTGAAAATTACAAAGAACACATTCAAGAAATGTTTGATGACCGTGAGAGACTAAGTCCCGAGGTTCAAGATTTTAATAATGGTTGGCATCGACAAGATACTAAAAAACATATTTGTATCTGGTCCGATGAATGGATAAAAAATCATAATAAAAACTTGAAATGCGATAGTCCGACCCCTGAGAATAAATAAAGTCAGGGAGTCTAGCAGAAATGACTAGGCCGCCATATACGTGACAACCATTTTGTTGACGTCACCAATATGGTCAACAAGTAACAGAAAAGTATCCTATTACGATGGATCAGCAAGCAGGCGATATTCTACGTAGACGTAGATATCAAAACCTACAGACAGCTCCTGTGCCACTCGGCAACGGAATTGTCGATCCACCAGCGCAGCAATTGACCGCGCTCGATATAGATGCCAGAATAGATTGGTTCAATAACCGTGCCAATCTTCTTGCAGCGTAAGTAATTTGACGGTACTTACCTAATTCTGCAAGAGCAGGTTTTTGAGAAATGGCCTGCTATAAATCCGCTCTGATTGACTTGGACTGCCGACGGGCAAACAAGGGGCAAGATATGACTGAATTTGGAAGCGAATTAATTTTAACTGGCAATGTAAAATATATTGGAGAAGGAGAAGATCCTTCTGAAAATCCATATATGAAAGCATATGCAAGAGCTTTAAAAGAAATATATCAGCCTGACAGACTAAGGCGAGTGGACACCGAAAACGGTGAAGCGATAGTCGGATCTGCAAATATAGATGAAATTGTAGAGAATGGCAGAAATGACCATTCCCCACAGTAACATGTGGAGTAACAAATTGCATGTTGATAAACGAAGATCCCGTGCTCAATTCGGCGGTATCTGTTTTAGGCCAGTCTCTCCGTGAAACGGAAGACCAACTAGCACGTTCGATGATGGAAGGTGGTGCACCTCCGATTAACTGTACATCAGGTACAAACGGAGATAACCCAACAAACATCACTCCATTGGATTGCTCTAAAGCGGTAAGGCTTCTCCGCACTGCCAACGCGCAATTCATCATGGATATGATTGAAGGCGAGCTGAAATTCGGTAAACTATGTGCCGAAGTAAAATCTTCTCTGATTGACTTGGAATTAGCAGCATAATTTCAATAAGAAAAGATTTGTAAAACTTGACAATTTGCTGGAAACCCCTAAAGCCTTATGCTACAATATGCACTACCGCATAGAGTGAAAATGCAAAGGATAGTACAATGGGCAATCAGCAGGAAAGATTGGAATTAGAAATGAATTGGTTTGCAGGATTTTTTGAAGGAGAAGGGCACATTTCTTTATGTAAATGTTCTCATACTTCTAAAAAACAATTAGGCAATCCAAGATATATACCCATGGCAGGTTTGTGTAATACGGATTACACAGTTTTACCAGAGATTCAAAGAATTTTGGACTTAAGTGGTATCACTTATTGTCTTCATGGACATAGAATTAATGGTTTGGGTAATAAACCTAAATGGGAAATAGACTTTAAGGGAATGAAGAAAATTTATAAATTTTGTAAATGGATTCTACCTTATATGAAAAGTGAAAAGAAAATTAGAGCTCAAAAACTGATAGAATTTTGTGAGATTCGTCAATCTAAGCTTGAAATTTCTCATCAACATCCATATGGAGTAGAAGAAGAACAAATTTATAAAGATCTTTATTCTTATAAAGGAAAGACTAATTCCAAAATCCTCAACGACTTTACGTCAGGCTCCTTGCAGTTACAAGGATGAAGATAAAGTCTGAACTCTATGGAAACATAGAGACCTAGGTTGAGAAGATCTAGGCGCCAGTTATACGATTGTATCGTATGGTTGGTCAACAAGTAACAGATTGACAGCGCCAGTTCGTACAGCTTTCTTTGGCCTTGGACACACTAATCTTAGTGCTGACCTTGACCAAATGATTGGCTTTATCAACGTGGCAAATTATGCGAATAACAGCAATTTGCTTATGGCGGAATGGGGAGCGATTCGAAATATTCGTTTCCTTCTCTCTTCTGTAGGTAGCGTAACGCCTCAAGCTTCGGCTAATGGTCAGGATGTATACAATATCTTCTTGCCAGGTCAGGAAAGCTATGACATGGTCGATTTGGACGGCTATTCAGCTCAGTTCATCTACGCACCGCCTGAGATCGCTTCTCCACGTTTGAGACTTTATCAAACAGCAGGTTGGAAGATGGCGCAAGTGTTCAATATCACGAACACGTCATGGATCATAAACCTACGTTGCACTCTTGCAGTTGCAATTTAAGGAGGTGAAACATGAGTACACAAGTCGTCACAGGTTCTTTTGTTAACGTAGCATCTACACCAAAGTTTATTCCTCTTAAGGGTTATATCAGCGAATTTAGGCTTAAAAACCTAACTATGAGCGGTGTGACAGCAGGAGGAGTAGCAGGTTCATTAACTTCAAATCGTATCGTAGAAGCTTTCTGGTGCGATTATATGAACCAAGGAACAGCTCAAATCATTGAGAATGGAACTGTTTCTGGAATTCTCGCTCCCATGAATAATGGTTATGCCGCAATTAATGGATTTAACATCCTTAACGCTGCAAATCCTACTATTTCACCGGTGGTTGCGATTAGTTCTTTTACTCCAGGTACAACAACTACTTGGACTACTGGAGCTGCGCATGGTTATCAAGTTGGAGATAATGTTCGTGTTTATGGTCTTACAAGCGCACCACAGTTTAGTGGTCTTGTAATGACTGTAACTGCAGTAGGATCGACAACAACATTCACAACTTTACTGGATTCTACAGGAGCTACTACTTCTGTTGGTTCTGTGATTAAGATTGGGAATGCTGGATTGCCAAATAGAAGTCTTTATTACCCAGAAAATAGGGTTATTGCAAAGATTACCAATGCAAACCCTATGGTTATTACCACTCTGGTTCAACAAAATTACTTTGTTGGAGATGTAGTAACGTTTGACATTCCTTCTGTATTTGGTATTCCTCAGCTTTCTAATCGCATTAGCGGATTGCCTTTCCAGGCTACCGTTATTGCAGCTAACAATGCTGTGGGTACTCAGACAGTCACGTTGGCAGTCGATAGTACAAACTTTGGTGTTTTTGCAACCAATGGTATTTCAGGGGGATCTAACCCTGGACATTGGCCTTTAGCACCTGCATATCCATTTAGTTTCCCAGTAATGGTGCCGCAAGGAGAAGGAAACATTAATAATTTCCAACAATTTAATGTTGTTCCAAGTCCTCTTCCTTATGCAAACCAAGACGTTTTGAGTTTTGCTCGTCAAAACCAAGCGTTTAATGGAATTCTAATTGGAGCTGGTGACGGCACGAATAGTGCAACGACTGGAGGAATCATCGGAAGTACTGTTGATTTCTGGGAATGGCGCTGTATTACTTCTTTGCAGGAGTATCCTCAGCCTTTAAATCCCCAATATGTGTAAATAAACTGGAAGGGGATATTTTGTCCCCTTCCTTTTGGAGATAAATATGGCGAGACATAAAAAAATAAAACCTTTACATTCACAGGAAATTCAAGAGGTCGTTATGGAAGAGAAAAAAGAAGAAGTATTGAATGAAATCGATGCTTTAGAACAACTGGAAAGAGAACTTGATCAAAAACGCCTAGAATTGGAAAAAGTAAAGATAGAATTAGAAGAGAAAAAATCTGAAATCAAAAAAGTAGAATTCGTTCCCAATAGACAAATAAGCGAAGATGAAAAAGCAATTTCCGAGAAGCATGTTGCCATTAATGCGGAGAAATCTACCTTAAAAGCTAAAATTGAAAGACAAAAAATTATAGATAATCAGAAAGTTACTGGAAAATTCATAAATAGACGGGTGCCTGGACAACCGGTAAAACTGCCTTATCTTAAATATGAAGACGATCCAGTTAAATGGTACACTTTAGAAGACGGTAAAATTTATACTATTCCTAGGGGATTCGCAGACCAGATTAATGGGGGAAGTGAAAATGATCCCTGCTATTATATGCCAAAATTTAAACAGAAAACATCAGAGTTTATTCCTAGTGCAACAGTTGGTGAAAATAGTCAGATTTCCGAAGTAGATACCACAAATAAAAAATATGCATTTGTAGCGACATCTTATTGATGTCAAGCGGATTGACATGAGCATTATTTACTATCCAGGTTATAGTCAAGTTATTGTTACTCCTAATCTTAGGGTGCAAACAATAGCTTCTATAACCAACTCCAACCCGATGGTTCTAACCACACTTGCAGATCACAAATATCGTGCAGGAATGGAAGTCCGATTTCAAATACCCACTATGTTTGGAATGCAAGAATTAAATAAGTTGAGTGCTCAAGTAATTGGCGTGACAAATAATACTTTGACGATTAACTTGGACTCAACAAATTTTGGGGTATTTATGTATCCTAGTCCTCTTCCAAGTGCTTATACACCACCTTCTGTGATTCCAAATAGTTCTGGACCTTATTTGCCACCACAACCATTGCCTTATGGTAATCAAGATAGTTTTGAAGGGGTAATCTTCAATAATGGGCAACCTGGAGATCCTATCTCATGACTGTTTATACGCAGCTTGTTAGTTTAGATCAGATGCAGAATACAATACGACGTATGACTGCACGATATACTCCTCAACAGATGACAGATGCTCAAATAAATACTTATATTAATCTTTTCTATACCCTTCATTTCCCTCAAAATTTTAAGAACTTAAAATTAACGAAACCATATGTTTTCACTACTATTCCTAATGTTGATACGTATGATTTCATATATGAAGCAGGATTAGTAGATGATCCTACATTACCTCCTGGAAATAGAGGAGTTCCTGGTAACGTTCAAATAACACCTCCTGTATATTGTCAGGGATATATTTTAAGATATTATCAAGATAAAACTACTTTTTATAATAGATGGCCTAAACTTACGGTTAATCAGCAAATTAATTCCGGTACAGGTTTAATGACAGCTTATACTGGAACAATTCCATCCACGCCCTTTTTAAGGGCACAACAAGATATTTTTGGAAATATTACGGAAGCGGCTGTCATTATTTCTTCGTTTGACGATACTGGTTTTAATTATACTATAAGCGATGTACCTCAACCTAATAGTAATACAGGGCTCTTAGTGGAGGAAGATGGTACGACGATTGGTTCTGTGAACTATTTAACAGGGGCATACACATTTACTCCTACAGGAACTATCCCTCAAGGAGATCCTATTTATGCAAGTGTGGTCCCCTATCAATCTTCACGACCTACCGACGTTATTTTCTATAATCAACAAATTACATTTAGACCTGTTCCTCAGCAAGTTTATCAAGTAGAATTCCAGATAAGTCAGCAGCCAACTCAGTTGATTGCTAATAACTCTGCTCCTGAACTTGATGAATGGTATCTCTTTATCTGCGCCGGAGCTTCTAAACTTATCTATGCTGATTTTCCCGATTCTGAAGGAATGGCTTATCTGGAACCTATTTGGCAAGAACAACTTCAAATTTCTCAGAGAAGAACTCTAAAACAACTGGGAACTCAACGAGCTCAAACTATATTCAGCACTCCAGGATGGAGAAATACAGCAGGATATTTCTATGGAATAGAATATTCTGGCGGAATTACAGGATAGGAGGTTTATTTGTCATTCAATCCTAATATACCTATAATTACCGATCCAATTCTTCAATCTGCAGCACAAATAAAAGCTAATTTTCAGGCTATAAATCAAACTTTTTCTGGAAATCATGTAGGGTTAACTACTGATCAAGAATTTTCAGGAATGCATTCGGTCTTGACATTGCGTCCTCAAGCATCTGACCCCACTACAAGTTCTACAGAAACAGCTTTATATAATAAGTTAGTCTCAAGCATCCCCGCCCTATTTTATAGACCTAATTCTAACCAAACTCCAATTCAGTTAACTTATCCTTCTCTTCAAACTTCTACTTTTCCTATCCAAACATTCTGTGCAGGACCTTTTATTATATATGCTGGTTTCATTCCTCAGCCAACGCAAGGGCAAATTGTGAACTTAACACCGGGGACCTCTCTTATCTTCGTAGATTTGACAGTTGCTTTTTTAAATTTTCCAACTCTATTTGCTTTTCCAGCGATTGCAGCTCCCACAAATGTTATAGCAACATCATTCAACATTTCATATCCGAGTGCTTTATTGTTTTCGCCTGGTTCCGGGGTCTATTTTTTTGCGATAGGTATTTAAATGACAACTCCTGATTTATATGATCCAAATGTTCCTGAGTTCCCAAGTGATTCCCTAAAGACCTCTCAACCCCAATTTCTGACTAACTTTTCTCAATTATTTGAGATATTTGCCAAGAACCATGTTCCAATAAATTCTGTTCCAAATGCCGGTAAACATACAATCGTTCAATTGTTTGAGCAATTATCTTCCCCACAGACAGATTCTGGTGAAATTACGGTATATACAAAGAATATAGAAGGACAAACAGATCAAGTATTTATTAGATTTCAAGGTAATGGAACGGAAGTTCAATTCACTAATTATCAAATATATTCAGTAGATGATTTAAACTTTTTTACCTTTTTACCAGGTGGAATAATTCTTTACTTTGGAAGTTTACCTAATCCAAATGCTCCGGGCAATCCCACACCTTTGCCTGTAACTGAATTTATTATTGATTTGGTCCCTCCCATTGCTAAGGTGATAGCTTCTATCTCATTTTGTCCCATGACAGTACAAAATTTAATAGTTAATAAATCACAAACATCTCTTCTTCCAGCTCAAAATGGATATTTTTCAAGAATAAGTGTTAGAAATGCAGTAGCAGGACTTAATGTTATACCTTCATATTATATTGTAGTGGGGATTATATGACCTATTCACCCACAAAACCTGATACTGGACCAAGCCCTTTACTTGACGTTTCTCAAATACAAACCAATTTTTCCGTTTATGCAACGACATATGCAGTGAATCATGCGGCATTAAACAGTTTAAATCAGGGTGATCATGAAGCTGTAGTAATGGAGTTGCAGACTACTGATCCTGGGGTTACAGATACATACGATGTTGTCTATTGCAAAAATGCCACTACACATGCAGGAACACAACCTCAACTTTTTGTTCAAGTACCTAAATTTCTTCCAACCATTAATGATCCTCGCAACAAAGAAAATGTACCGATGCAATTGACCTATAATCAGGTTAATACTGCTGGACCTGTTTATCAGAGCTTCTTAGCAGGGGGGTATCTTCTATATTTTGGAACTACTAGCAATATAGCAACGAATATCACACTTTCTCCTGCTCCTACAAAGATACTTTCTGTCATTGCAACTCCTTATCAAGTGGGAACTAATAATATACCTTGGAACGTATCTGTAACTATTCTAAGTAACACGCAATTTAAGATAAATTCGACGGTAGCAATAGGTGTTTACACTTTTGGCTGGGTAGCGATAGCAAGGAATTAATATGACATCATCCACATTTATGATAGGTCCTACAGATCAAGGTCTTAGAAAAGACTTAAAACCCTTTGCTATCCCTGAAAATTCATTTGATACTTTAACAAATGCTTATCAATGGCGTGGAAGAATAGTCAAAAGATCGGGATATACTCTTCTAGGAACTTTGGCGAATGGAACCCCTGTTATGGGACTTCGTACCTATGAAAATTTTGGTATTGGTTTACAGACTTTAGTGGCTTTTGATACCACTCAAGCTTATGAATTCAATGGGACCTCTTTTGTTGTTCTTCCTTCTATAATGCCAGTAACCTGGAGTGGAACAAATTATCAGTTCTTCTATACCGTAAACTATGCTAATGCATTTTGGGCAACTAACTCCAAACCAGGGCTAAATGGAGTTGCTATTGCCAGCATTAATAACGCTAATCCGGCTCAAGTTACAACAAGTTCTCCTCATGGATTTACTACAGGGCAATCGGTTACTATTATCAATGTCAATGGATATAACCCAATTCTTCCAACAACTCCTATAATTAATGGTCAAGTCTTCGTTATTACAGTGACAGGAGCCACTACTTTTACAATTCCCCTGAACGGTACTCTTTACACAGCCTATGTTTCAGGAGGGATTGCTCTAAATTCTCAAGTTTCAATAACAGGTCAAGATGGTATACGATATTATGGGATTCTTTCTAATGGAACAGGTTGGGCAAATTATAATCCTCCCATCGATCCTAATAACGCTTTGGTGGGAGCCTTGCTGATTTTCCCTTATAGGGGTTATTTAGTTTTTCTTAATACTACTGAAGGAAATGAAGTCGCAGTTTTTAATTATCCTAATCGCGCTCGATGGACTCAAATTGGAACACCTTATTATTCTGCGCCTGTCCCTGTATTACCAAATCCCCAAGGGATTGATCCTAACACAGCAAGAGATGATTTGTTTGGAAGAGGTGGAGCAAATGACGCTCCAACAAATGAAGCGATTGTAGCGGCTGGATTTATTCGTGATATATTAGTTGTTTATTTCGAACGTTCCACGTGGAGACTCCGGTTTGTCAATAACTCTCAAAATCCTTTTGTATGGGAAAGAGTTAATATTGAACTCGGTAGTTCTTGTACTTTCAGCGCTATTCAGTTCGATAAGGGATTGATGTCGATCAGTAATCGAGGAATAACGATAAGCGATGGTAATGACACTGTTCGCTTTGATGAGAAAATTCCGGATGAAATATTTAATATCCGACAAACAAATCAAGGTCTACAACGTGTATATGGAATACGTACTTTTCGGACTCGTCTTAATTATTGGACTTATCCATCTGCTGATAATCCTAATGGCATATTTCCTGATAAAGTTCTAGTTTTTAACTATGAAACTAAAAATTGGAGCTTTTTTGATGATTGCTTTACATGCTTTGGATATTACTACAAACAAGGAACACCTTTAACTTGGGGTGATCTTCCTGAAGCTTGGTCCGATTATGGAGACATTTATTGGAATAGCGGAGTATCTCAAACAGGATATGAGAATATCGTCGCAGGAAATCAACAAGGATTTGTTTTGCTTTTAGAACAGACTCCAGGGCAAAATGATCCTTCATTAGCAATTTCAGCGATTACAGATTCTTCAATTACATTGGTTGCTGCAGTCTTCACAAGCGTTAATAATAATCTTCCTGATAAAACATGGATTACTCTTTCTGGTGTGACTGGGATAACATCTAGCGATGGAGTTTCACTTAATGGACGTAATTTTCAATTAAATAATCCAAGCATTAATGCGAATACATTTATGCTAAGTGAGTTCAACCCAATCAATGGTGGAAATGCGGTTGGAACCTCCTATACATATACGATTTCTTATAAAAATATTCTTCCTGGGTCAGTCCAGATCAATATTGGATCTATAGTTTTAACTGATCCGGCTCTGGATGGTGTTCTTGTGGACACGACTTTATCAGCAACTGGTGCAATCAACTATACTTCAGGTTTAATAAATATTATTTTCTTCCTTCCAATAGCTTCTTCACCTGTCTTTATAAGAGTAGTAACTTTAGATCCTCTACAGCAAATAGTTCCTGTATTCACTCTTGGAACATACACAGGGGGGGGGAAAATAGCTAAAATCAGTTCTATCGATATCCAAACGAAAATATTTAACTTTTTCCAAGATGATAAGAGAGCGCGATTAAGCAAAATAGATTTTTATTTAGATACAGCTACAAATGGACAATTTACTTGCAATATCTTTGGAGATAGTACATCTCAAGTGATTAATACCCCTCTTTCTGATAATCCTCAGAGCAATGTTGTTTTGACTAATCCTAATCCTTATCAAGTAGGCCAAGGAGATGAAACCTTATTCAGATTGTATTGTGATTGTGTTGCTCAAACATTACAGGTTCAATTAACCTATTCAGATCAACAATTAGCAGTGAACCCCTATAACAGAGCAGATATCGAAATCTTAGCATTAATATTTAGCATGAGACGTGGAGGAAGATTAGTATGACAACTCCTACAAGTCCCATGGAACCTTTTACTCCATTTTTACCTACAACTGTTAATTTTCCGGAAGAAGAAGATCGTATAAGAGTATTTTTAATTGATAAGTTTGCAAACTATGCAGATGTTATCAATGACAAGAAAATCGGTGTTTATCTTCAGGCAGCTGAAACGCTTAATGGAAATAAATTTTTTTATGATACGACATCTAAGACAAGAAATGGCTATCAAGCTTTGGCACGAATACCAACATACCCTAATGCAGGTGTTTTAGTTTTAACTAGAACTTCAAATCCTCAATATCCTATTGGAGATATTAATTCTCAGTTTGTTATATCTCATATATGGGGTTCAGCTAGTAAACCTTGTACATCTGTTGGAGCGGGAGATGGAGATTATTTCAGTTTCATGAATCAAGGAGATTCAAGGATATCCTTTACAATGACGGACACTACGATTACAATAACGACAACCACTAACTTAAGTGCATATAGCGGATTTATCTTTATAGAATATATACGCGATGGAGTTTAAAAATGCCTAATTTTCTTGAAACATTGTTTGGCAGTCCAGCCCAAAAAGGATCTACTTACGGAAAAAATCAACTTTCTGAAATTGATAGCATTATTCAAGCTATTCGAGGTATGCGTGGAGGGGCACAAGATATTCAACAGCAACCGGGATTCCAACAAGGAAATGAGTGGTTAATGAATCTTTTTAATGACCCTAATTTTTTTAATTCTTTCGAAGCTCCTCTACAACGTCAATTCCAAGAACAAACAATTCCCGATTTAGCTAACAGATTTGCTTCTATGGGTTCAGGTGGATCACTAGGTTCCACAGGATTCCGTAATCAAGCAACCCGTGAAGCTGGAAATCTAAGCACAAATATAGGGGCATTACGTGGAGGAATGCAACAACAAGCCATTCCACAACTTTTAGGTTATGCTCAGCAGCCATTTAGCAATTTAATGAGTCTACAAAATCAAGCACTTCAACCAACTCAAAATACTTTCCAACCCGCTTCTGGTGGTTTTTTAGGACCAATTCTCGCTTCTTTAGCAGGTGGAGGAGCACAGGGATTCGGACAAGGATGGGGACAAAGAATGGCTGGAATGAATTCTTTTTCAGGTCAATCCTCTTCAACAATATAGGTGAAACATGGTTTCTATTTTACCAGCAGAAAGAACTCCCTGGGATGTAATCGGAAAAGCAATAGGGCAGAATGTTTCACAAAACTTACCAGGAGCTGTACAACAGGGATATCAACGACAGCTTGGAATGAATGCACTTCAACAGGCCGAACAAGATATAGCAAATGCAGGAAATGACCCTTATAAAATAGCATTGGCTTTCGCAAAAGTAGGAGCACAGAATCCAGCTTTAGAAAGATCATTAGGTCCTTTAATGCAAACTGCAATGGCAAATGCGCAGGTTAATAATGCTTTTCCGAAAAATCCGAATCAACAACCTGGACAACCATCTCCTATAGGGAATGAAACGGTTAATGCTGCTCAGAATGCGTTGGCAATGGGTCAAGGTCAGGAACCTTCGCAATTGGTTGATAATCAACAAGCTTCCATACAAATGCCTCAAAGCCAATTTGTTGCTCCTACTCCTTTCAATATTATGACTCCTACGGAAATGGAAGCAGAAGCTCAGAGATATGCAAGTGCTCTACGTGATCCTAATGCTTATCAAGCGCGGTATGCTCAACTTCAAAATCAAAATAATGAAGCCACCAAACAAAGAGAATCTTTAGAAGATTTTGCTTTAAAAGCAGGAATTCCTCCTGCTGATTTACCGATGTTTATGCGTATTGGATCAAAATTTAATCCTAAAAACCCTTCTGAGTGGGCCATTAACGCTAAACGAGAGTATTCAAAAGTAAAAAATGATTTCGACAAGTTACAGAGAGCTTTTATTCCGGGTATTGGATCAGGATTATTAGGTAGAAATCGCGAACAAGAACTATCTAGGATGACTCCTACAGTACAAGACTTAGTAAAGAAGGGACTTGAACAAGAAACTCGTACATTTTTAGCGGATAATTATCTTTCTCCTACAGAAATTGAGCTTCAGATACATCCTCTTCAACCAAAACATCAGAAAGCCTTATCTTCTGTACCTAAAGGGTTTTTTCCTGCGCAGAAAGAAGTTACATATGAAAAAGGTGTTCCTCAACAAACCAATGTAGGAGGAACTATTTCTTATGAGGAAGCTTTAGAAAAAGCACCTAAAGAACTTCAACTTATGCAAAATAATCTTGCTAACTTTTTCATGAAAAATGTTGATGCTAACACTCCTTTGTTAGGTCTACGAGAGAAATTGGTTAAAGATAAAGATTATGATTGGAGACAAATCGGTCCAGCGATACGTCAAGCAGAACAAAATGGACTTCAACTTACCCCATCACAGTCTGCAGAATTGACGGATATCGAAACGCAGCCACCTTTAGATTCTCTTCCAGAGATATTTAGAAGCCTAGATAGACCTACTAGTTACATTAGAGGAAACAAATGAACCCAATATTTCAAGGACTTGCACAAGGACATACACCTCAGCAAATTCTTAGTTATATTGCTAGGGCTTTTCCTCAGTTTTCAGGTCCGATTAAAAAAGCTAGTTCTTCTGGATATAATGCCAAACAGATCTTAGGATTTCTGTCTAAGAACTTCGAAACCGAAGATAGAACAGCGAAATCTGAAAGTGAATTACATGCAATCAATCGTAGGGCCGATGCAGAAAGATCAAAACATGGGCTTACTATGGTTGGTGGTGCGTTAGCCGCCCCAGGTCTTGCGACAGCCGCTCGTTCTGCGCTTTCAAGAGCGTTACCTGCGACTCTAGGGCCTTTTTCTGCTCTTCCAACCAACGCGAATAATACTTCTGGCACGTCTTTGTCTCCTCAGCCGCCATTTGCGCAACCAGGACAAGGGATGAACCCCACGCAAGCACAATTACCAAACCAATTAACCACTTCTTCATCGCAACCTCCAAATGTTAATGGTTCTAATTTATCACAACCCATTAATATTCAGCAACCTGAAGAAAATATTTCACAAGATCTAGAACGGGAACAAGCACTAGAACAGTTTAATAAAAAGGCTAAAAAGAAAGGAATTCTGGAAGAAGAGATTGAACGTTTCGAAAAAGGTTATGGAAAACAGCCAACTACCAATTTGCTACCAAAATCTACCGAATTGGTAGAAGAATCTAAACCAATATCCAAAAATAGTATTGTTTCAGTTCCTAATGGGATTGGACAAGTTAAAGAGATTCGAAATGGTAAAGCAATCGTCGATATCGATGGTAAACTCCATAAAGTAAATGAAGATGAATTAGATCCTTCTCTCTATTCCGAAGATGAAATCGCAGATGCCTATGACAACTTAATGGCTAAGATTCCTGAAGAACATAAATCTGGATTTATATCCTGGGCCGGATATGATCCCGAAAGAAATGTGATAGGTTTTATTCCTCGGGGAGGAAAGTATGAAGAACTCACAGAAATCACTCCTGAAGAAGCTGAAAAGATTAAGGAAGGTAAAGGGGTTGCTCGTACTTCTGGAGAAACCAGAGAGGGTTTATGGGTAATGGGAGAAGATACACGTGGTGGAATCATATCTCAAATCATTCATGATCGGCGTAAGAAACATAAAGAAGCAGAAGAAAAACAGGGAAGATTGGCATTAGAATTACCCAAAAAAGAGAAGCAAGATAGAGGTATGAAGCCTCTATTCGATGAAATGGCACATGCACGCAATCTCTCTCGTGAAAGAGAAAAAAGGAAGAAAGATGAAGCCAAAAAAAGAAAGAAACAAGCTTAAGGAATTTCTCCTAATGCTCGCTTTGCATCATGATAAGAAAAAAGCAAAGAAGAAGACTTAAGGTGAATTTGTTCAATTTGTAATTTAGAAATTCGATAAGGACTCTTCTTATTATTTCCAAGTCTTATAGCCACTAAATGCCCTTTCTTTATAGCTCTTCGGATTGTCATTTCATGACATGCAAAAATTGCTGCTACTTCTTTGATACTGTAAAATTCTGCTTCCATCATATGCCTGTATAAACATGTATAATCCTGATGGTTTAAATTTTAAATGAATAATTTCATAGTGGAACCAAATTAACATGAGGTTTCAAAATGACCAGTCCTTTCATTCCATGCAGTTTCACTTATGGCGACGCTCCTTATGGAGGCGTTGTTATGCCTACAATATTAGCTACAAGAGATCCTACATCAGCGGATAAACTGGATATTGGTTATAATTGGATAAATACACTTACTTTTGCGAATTTCGTTCTAGCTGGTTACTCAAGCGGCGTTCCACAATGGCAATCCGGTGGTAATGCTGCTGCTACTACTACTACTCCAGGTATTGTTAGCCTATCTACTCTTTCACAGTTAGAAAACGGCAATGCACCTGCGGGAGCCGTAGTTCCTTTAGCAAATGATGTCTTCACATTCGTTAACAGCGTAGCGATTGCAGGTGGAACCCCAGCTACAACGGCAGCAATGGGTCTTGTATTTCTTGCAACGAATGCTCAAGCTGTCGCAGGATCTTCTGTTAACCCTAATACAGCTTTAGTTCCAAGTAATTTAGCTAGCGTTTTTGCTTCTCCTCCAGCGATTGGGGGTACATCAGCAGCCGCAGGAGCATTCACAACATTAGCAGCGTCAAGTACACTCGCTGTCACGGGAAATGCTACCATTGGAGGAACATTAGGAGTCACTGGAGCTTCGACGCTAGCCGCTGTAAGTGCTACTACAGGATCTTTTAGCTCTACGCTTGCAGTTACCGGTGCCTCAACTTTAGGCGCTTTAACTCAAGTAGGAACTGCTAATATAAATGCATCTGGAGCAGCTACGACAAATATTGCCACAGGTGGTACTGGAGCGCTTAATATCGGAAATGCTACAGGAAATACAGCCTTAACAGGAAATCTTTCTGTTAGTGGAAATTTAACCGTTACAGGAACTATTACTCCAGGAGCAATTAGCGGTACAAATTTAACTCTTAGTGGAACCCTTGGAGTTACAGGTCTTTCATCTTTAGGTGCAACTACAATTGTTGGAACCACAAATATCAATGCTTCAGGTGCAGGAAATACTACTATAGCTACAGGTGGTACGGGTACATTAGCTTTAGGAAATGCTACGGGAAATACTGTTGTAACAGGTTTAATGACAACAGGAGCTCTCACAGTTGTTGGAACTACATTGATCAATAACTCTGGAAGTGCAGCTACTACTATTGGTGGAGCGAGTGCAGGTGCTATAGGAATTGTTGTTGGATCAGGAGGTAACTTCTCCATGACAACAGCAACAGCCGGAGCCACAATGTCCTTTGGTTCAGCATCTCAAACGGGTGCAATGACTTTTGGAGCTTCTACGGCTGGTCAAACCGTTAATATCTCTAGCGCAGCATCTATAGCTGGCGCAAATATCGTTAACGTTCTAGCTGGCGCAACACCAGCTGCATCTCAAACCTTTAATTTAATGACAGGGGTTGGTAGTGCAGGTACGTATGCGGTTAATATCCTTACTGGAAACTCTACAGGTACTACACAAACAGTTTCAATCGGTACTGGGTCAGCTCGAACAGATGTAACTATCGGGGGAACAGGAGCCAATGTTATTGCTATTGGTAATACACAGACTGGAGGTTCTCTCTCTTTAGCCCATGCAATGACTACAGGTAACATTGTTATTGGAGATGCTCAAACTTCAGGTACATTAACAATTGGTTCTACAGCAGCAGGAACAGGTGCTGTACGTATTGTTGATGGTACTGGTGCTCAAACAGTTTCTATTGCAACTGGAGCCGGTGCAAAAACTATTACTATCGGTTCAACCAATACTACTAGCGCCCTTACTTTACAATCTGGTTCTGGAGGCATTACTTTAACGGGTGCCGTATCGGCAAGCTCTTCAGTAACCGCTGGAACAACTTTAACAGCAACATTGGGAGCAATTACCGCTACAAATGGTAATCTTGTTTTAGGAACGGCTGGAAATAAGATTGTTAGTTCAAGCGTTGCTTCAACAACTACTGCAGGTGCTAACTCATTTGGTACAGTAACTCTTGTAGGAGGTACAGCAACAGTTTCCACTACCGCAGTTACATCAAGTTCAATTATAATTTTAACTAGAATGAGCGTCGGTTCTACAGGAGCTGCAGCTCTAGGTATTTTAAGTATAGGCACTATTACAAATGGTACATCTTTTGTGATCAATGCTTGGCAATCTACTAATGCAACTGCTCTTGCAACGACAGATGTCAGCTCAATCGGTTGGATGATCATAAACTAGTTAAATTAAGGTAAATATGTTTGAACAAGTACTAAGATTCGTATCAAAAGTTGATGATAAAGTAAGTCATTGGATTGTAGAAAATGGAACTTCTATTGATTGTGCTGAAAAGATGTTGCTTCAATTTTTGCAGCATCTTGGTCAACTGAAAGCTCAACAAATGGCAATTCAAGAAGCACAAAAATCTTCTGAAAGCAAAGTAGAACCTATTTCTGAAGAACCTAAACAGGAGTAAAAATATGGCATCAGGCTTAAGAATAATTCCAGAAACTATCAGATCAATTGATAGTGCTACCTTTACAGGATCTTTCCAAGCAATTGGAACACCTTTGTCTTATGCCTGTTGCCTTATTAAATTTGTTAATAATAGCAATTCTTTAGTCTCTATATCTTGGGATGGAGTAAATACTCATGATATCTTACCAGGAAATTCTTTCACTTTATATGACGTATGTAGCGATGCTGGAACTAATCGTGGTTTATATGCTGCTCAAGGAACCCAATTTTGGGTAAGCGGACTTGCAAGTACAGGACTTGTTTATCTTGTTGCTTTCCATACAAGTGAATACTAGGAGTTTAAATGAGTCAATCAGGAATCCTAAACATCTCTTCATCTTCTGGAATAGTGAACTCTGTTACAGGAACGCATGGAGTAACAGCTGCTCCTACTACAGGAAATGTAGTCGTTTCTGGAGTTAATGCTACAACAGCCTCAGTTGGAGTAGCTTCTTTTAATCCAGCAAATTTTACCGTTAATGGAGCAGGACAAGTTAGTCTAATAGGGTCTGCTGTATTAACGTTAACTGGTAATGATGGTATTCCAGAAGCTGCAATAGCTAATAATTTTAATATTGTTACATCGAATTCTACTGTTAAATTTACTGGAAGCGCTGGAACGGAAACTCTTAATTTTGGTATTACTAACCTGCTTTTAGGCGATCCTGGCATTAATATTTCTGGTGCTGGAGGGAATGTGGGTTATGGTGTTGGAGCATTGACTGCTCTGACTAATGCTGGAAATGTAGTTGCGATTGGATTTTTCGCTGGTCATTCACTAACTACAGCATCAGGATGCACTCTGGTAGGATCTGGAGCTGGGTCTAGTATAACATCTGGTTCCAATACTCTTATAGGTAATAATTGTGCTAATGCAATTACTACAGGAACATCAAATACCTGTCTTGGTTCTGATGCTCTTGGAAATGCTATTACATCCGTTAATTGTATTGTATTAGGTCATGGAGCTGCCAGCAGTTATGTAGGGGCTGAATCCTCTAATATAGTCATAGGAAACCTTGGAATTGTCGGTGAGTCAAATGTTATTAGAATAGGAAGCCAAGGATCTAGTACAGGCCAACAAAATGCTTGTTTTATAGCTGGAATAAATGGAGTTACTTCTTCAAACCCTCTGGTAACAACTATAAATAGTTCTACAAATCAATTGGGAGTGATTGCCTCTGTAAATGATGGAGTATTAATCACAAGTAATGCAGGGGTCCCTTCATTTTTAGCCAATGGAACGACAGGACAAGTACTTACAGCTACGACAGGAAGTCCTCCTTCTTGGCAAGCAGCTTCTGGAGCAAGTGCACCAACCTTTAGTGTAGCTTTAACAAGTGCTACTGGATCAATCTCAAGTGGAGTATTAACTCAGGTAACGTATGATACGGCAGTAGTAGATACAGCTTCAGGATTTAGTGCAGGTGTTTATACAATTCCTGCGGGTGGAACTGGAAATTGGAATTTAAGCGCGGTATTTTCTTTTGCTACATCAGTTTCTTTTACTGCTTGTGATGTATTCTTAAATAAGAATTCAGGTACATTCCTATTGCATTTACAGCCAAGTACTCCTACCGATGGAATAACAGTAAATAATGGTTCTGGATCTGGTATTTTCCCATTAGTAGCAGGAGATACTCTACAAATTAGTGTTTTTGCTACAACAACGGGAGCGGCAGCTTTAACTGGACAAGGAGCCTCTAACGGCTTTTTCAATATCTTTACCGGTTATAAAGTATCTTAAGTTCACTTTGAGAAGTAGGAATAGGCTATAAGACCGAATATACCCACTAGAGATAATATAACCGTAAAAAGTATGTATTCCATAAGGTCCTCTCAATGATAAAATTGATTGTACTGTCAGCTTACAATACTATACTTTTTATTTTACTCGAAGGAATTTCTAGCGGCAAAATTGCCGGTTGTGTAAAAGTTATGACAATATTTATTTTATCGTTATTCATGTTTTATCTATCGGAGAAGCTATGAAATATTTCCTATTAGGATTCATCATATTCCCTATCTTTTTGTTTAGCAATCCGACACCTCTAAAATTTTATGTGGTAGATAAAAAAAATGATCCAGAATTCAAAGGTATTAACAACCTCTACCTTGGAAATTTAATCCATGAAGATGAAAAAGAAGTTCATCTGATAATCTATAATAAGGAAAATTGCATCTGGATTGTCAAAACTAGTGTAAAATAAATTAATAATTAACCTAGTATAGTCTGATAATTATACTTATGTTCCTTTTTGATAATGGAATCTTTCAATAATACTCTTTGCATTTTTCCAATCTATCTTTAGCTTTCTCATCAGATAAGCCTCGGTCAACTTACCAAACTCATGTAAAGCGGCTTGACATAAAGCATATATTTCTTCAGGAAGAGGTTTCATTCGTCATTTTCTTGGTTTTGAAAAGTTATTATTTTTAGCTTACTTCCTTCGAGTTTAAATCTTGCAATGATTGTATTATGTCTTTCACACCATATGTGAAAACCTTTTATGTTCCATGCGATTTCTAAAGAATTATAGTGTTCTTGATCTAATTGACGCGGTTTTTCTTCTATGCATTTTTTACAATAAATATTAAGCTCCATTTCATTCTTCATTCATTCCTAACCTTTGAGCAAACGCATTGAATCTATTGACCCATTTAGCATTCTTTCTTTCGATCATTCGTTTTTCTTGCCGAGATCTTTCTCGTCCTTCTTTACTTTGCCAAGAGCAATTCAACATAGGATGAGTTTCATTTCCAAATGACTGACAAACTTCTGGTCTATTCTCATAGATGTTACAGGTAAAATCTTCATTTAAAAATATACATTTACGATCTTCAGTTCGACACATCACTGAATTATTCGGTAATTCTTCATGAAGAATTGGTTTACGCTTTATTTTATGTTCATTTAGTTGAATAAGATCCTTTGAAAGAGGCACCAAATCGCTACAACATTCTGCATTACATTTGCAGTGAAAATTAAAGCAGTTCATTATTCCTCATTTTCATTCATTAATAACCTAGAGTATTGATCTACATACTATAAGGAGGCATGATATTCCAAAAAAGAGTGAAAAAGTTCCCATCGGATGCTCTAATATTAGTGTAAGTATTTCCATCAAAACTCCTCATTATGTTGAGCGCAGTCGAATACGAAAATATTTCGGCGTTTCCACATTGCAATAGAGGCAACATCAGAATCGAAAACAAATTCTATATCTTTACCTTCTTTAATTATTGTATCATTAGCCCAGTGGAATTTAATCTCATCTTCTGGGGTATAGTCACCAATGGGGCGCATTTTTAATAAAAACTCATCAGTATTTACATTTAAATTTCTATCTAACCATAATAAAGTCTTATCTCTAACTGATTCACAGCGGCCAGACCATATTTCAACTTTATCTGTGCACACACATCTTGTAAAAATATCAATCACTGGCTGAATAGGTTTATCATCACCACAAGCCTCATAGAATGCTTTCCAGTCAGGTTTCCAATTATTTTCAGTATTTAAATTGAAAAGACCAGTTTTTGGAAAATCCCCTTGAAAGTATAAATCCTTTCTATTCATAGCATATTTTTTATCAACAAAATGCCTTCTATGCGAGCAATCTGCTAAAGTTCCATCAAGATCGAAAATGATCATCCTTACCCTCCGGTAAATCTATGCCAAGTTCTTCTAATTTATTTCTATACGAATACATTTTTCGAAAAACATCTTTTGTTTGTTTTTGAAAGATTAGCTGTTCATTTTTTAATCTATTTGAATAGTATTCTATTACCATCTCTTTATCATTCATATTTTCTGCATCTTTTCTATATATCCACCAGGTTTGAAAAATCATTCCACATATTACACCGAATATTAAGAATCCTAATTGAATCATTATTCATCCTTTGGAGAAATAGGAAGTTTATCTTCAACTTTATTCCATTCCATCAATGAACCTTTCCTTACTAATTTAAATCCATTTTCTATGAAAATCATATGAGTGAATCCAGTCTTTTCACATAATTCTATTAATACAGACAAAATATCAGCAGTCAGAAATCCCATTATAATCGCATGGTCTTTGTAAACTGTTATGCTAAATTCTGGTTTTTCCATAATTAGATAACCTTTTCTTGGAAGAATTCTAATATTTCAGTGGGTTTATTCTTATAACCTAGCGATATTTTTAATGACTCAAGATCTTCTTTCAAAGCAAGATAAAGCTTTGCAAGCTCTCCATGTCTTGCAAATATTCCCCTACGCACTGAATCAGAAGAATCTTTCACTTTTTTGAGTTCTTCTCGAAGTAGCTTTATTTCGTCTTTCTCAAATAAATCCAGTTGCATCTATCTTCCTACAGGTAAAAACATTGAACTCTCTTTTCCTATAACCTGATCGAAATGAAAGCTTTTTAGAGGAATGTATTTATCCTTCATCTGTGTGCATGTTAGGGCTTGTTGTTTTTCCATAATATTCACTTAAAATAATAGGTTCGTAAGCATTTTCATTTTTAGGTATAATTTCACCCTCTGTAGTAAATGAAAACCTTTCATTTAATGCTTTGAGGAAAGCTTGTTTTCCCTCTTCTGTTTCGTGCCATTCTTTTGTTTCTTCCATTATTTCACCTGAATGAAAGGGGTTGCTCCGCTAGTCACGCTGGGCAATTTACCGTCCCATTTTTGAACTGCTTGCCATTGGATTAATTCGGGGGTAACAGATTCTGCTAGGACTAAATTGGCCTTAGCTTCAGCTTCAGCTTGCAATATAGAACATTTAGCTTGTCCTTCAGCTTTAGCAATCTGCTTCTTGGCTTCTGCTTCAGCTTCCCTTAACTCGTTCTCACGTTGTTGCGCTCTTTGCATAGCTTCTATTTTAGCATTTAAGGCAGCTATGACATTTGCAGGGAAATGAAATCTTCCAATTAAATAAATACGACTTAGTTCGATCCCGATAGGAGCTAAATCTTCGCGAACATGGTTTTCTACGTCTTCGAAGAAGGATTCTTTCCCAGAGTATAGATCTTCAATGCGAGTTTTACTAGCAGACTTATTAATAGCGTCCCGAATATAATTCCGAATAAAAACGTTAGTAATCTCATCCATACCCCTTCGATATCTCTGAAATATAAGAGGAATAGATTCTGATCTAAGATGATAAGTAATGCCAATGTCTGCAGAAACGGCCATTCCCTCTGACGTTTGAAAGTTGAATCCTTCCTGATCACCCTCCCAAGTGTCATTTTGCTCAAAAATTGGGAACTGATAGACATTTTTCCAAGGTGCTATCCAATGCATTCCTACATGTAATTCTTTCGCCTCTACACCTTTATTATCACCTAGCATGTCAATAACAACACCAACATAGCCTGGGGCTATCATCTTAAAACAGAAACTGCATGCCAGAAATAAAACTGGAATTCCGATACCCATTATTTTATAATAGATATTAAACTGTTTATTTATCATCTTCAACCTACTAAATCCAATTGCATTTAAGATTCTCCTTCAATCATACTCTCGGCATGCATTAACATTTCATATAATAATTTAGATGTCTCTACTAAAACATGCTTATAATTTTCTTTTTCATAATGAAAAAAAATCAATCTAGCCATAGAAGTTAAATGTAAATGAAATGTAAAATTAAACTTATCCTTTTTTTCTAGATGATCAACTCTTTCATCTATAAAAAGTCTTATTAGTTTATCCAATTGGTCTAATAATTTTTCATTATCAAGTTCGGTAATTTCATTCACAATACCATCCATCAGGGATTTCTATAGCAGCTTCTGCTGAACCCTGTGGATCAACAGTATAGGTCCCTGTAGATGGGTTATATGTAACACAAGCATTAAGTGCTAAATGAAATACTATTAAAGCTAAAATCATAAGTAGACGCATTATTTAGTCTCCTCAGCACTTTTGATTAACAGATTCAACTTTACATAGATCTCTAAAATGATAGGATCAGAAGTCTTTTCTACAGAGTCCTTTATGAATTGTTTAAGTTCTAAAAGTCCTTGAAAAAACTTCTTCATATCTTCCGATGCTTGATATTCTTCCATTTTACTATCCTTTGTTTTTGGCTGGTTGAGGTAAAGGCATCCATGCAATTATTTCATTCTCATTGTCATAACCCATTCTTGATTTTCCAAATCTGTCGTATTTTGTCATGCCACCTATACTTGTATCTACTGTGATCCCATCTGTAATAAGAATAGTATGGTAACCTTCAGGAATAGGTATTTCATTAGTGTAAATCCATTTATCTGATTCCATCTTATAAATTATAGGTCTTTTCATGTGTTTAAAAATTAAGTATGAACATGAAAAACTTATGCAAAATGCTAATATTATAGAAGTAATAAGACTAATCATATCTCGTTATTCTCCTTAGATTGACCGTCTGCAATTTTTTCTCTTTTTACAAAGGAGACATCAAATTCTTTTTCCAGTATTTCAATAAAAGCAGCCGCAAAATCAGTAGCCTGAGAATTTGGAAATACTTCCCTATTAAAGTGAATTCCCTGCTCATTAATTCTTAAAAACCAAGTATTAAGAGGATGTCCTGTATTAAATTCAAACTGACTCGGGGGATTTACTTTCGAAACAGTTATAATATCGCTTTTCATTTCTTTATCCATCCTTAGTTATTCTCCATGATTCTGTATTTGGCTTCCGATATTGCTCCAAATCTACATCAATTCCATACTGCTTCAAGATTGCATCATAATCAATGCGACCGCGTGTCATAACCTTTGATAGTTTGAAACCCGCACCCCGTGCGTCTAATCCACCAGCTAACTCTATTAGCTTTTCTTTTATGTTTTTTATCTCTGTCTCCCACCATTCTGCTTTCGCTGTGGCTTCTAGATATCCTTGTAGTAAATCGCTCCATTGTTCGTCTGTCATTTGCTTGGTGTTCATCCGTCTCTTTTCTTTCTCTGTCATTTCGGGAGGCATGAATTGATCTACACATTGCTTAAACTCCAAAGCCTTTACCACAAGCTCTTCTATGTATTTTTGATTTCTATGCACTTCGACGATGGCACCATTTTCTCCATCAAAGCTATAATAGTAAATCATCTTAAGGCCAGTAACGAAAAGTTGCCATTGTACCTGAGCTTTATATTTTTTTGGTACTTTTCCTTGCTTGGCTAACTCATGGTCTTCAGCATTGGCACATTTTATTTCGCATCCATATAGTGCTAATCCCGATGAATTGGACTGAACCCCATCCATTGAAGCCATTGCCCAATCACAAAAACGACATATGATAACTCCTGGCTTCATCTCAGTATTAATCAAACTATTGAGCTGTGCTAATGCAATTGGTTCTAAATCTAATCCCCTTTGCATTGAGGGAGTAACTTCAGTAGCAGCCTTCAATCCAACAATCTGTTGCCATAAACCAAATGGCGTGTCATATGGACTATCGCCCATGATAATCGGCATCATAGATGCCGTTATCTTAGTTTTACGTAGTTCATGCCACTCAGGACTTCCTTGTTGAAGATCTAAAATCATTCCTTGATCTCTTCTTTGATGTCTCCATCCATAATAGCTTGCATTTCAGATTGCTTCTTGCGTGCATTCTCCTGGACTCGGTTCATTGCCCCTTTCAGGATGCGGTCATAAGCATTCTCTGGAATTTGTCCAATGTCATCAGCTTGGAACATCTTCTTAATAGTTTCATAAAATTTATCTACATAATCTTGATCGCAATTTAATAGGATTGCTCTAAGCTCAGCAACTTGATCTTGCGTAATGTAAAGCGGCTTGACATCCTCAATCTTTACCTCTTCATAAGAAGAGTCGTTCTTGCAAGATGCTATCTCTTTAAGTTCTTCTAAAGTATAACCAGCTCCGCGGATAACGTCAGGAAAAAGCTGTCGAGCCATGAACGACATTGCCCTATTGTAAAGCATGGCAGCGGGATATTTCTCATAGCTATTTTTAAGTAGTCCAGCACGCTTAGCGTCATCTAAACTAAACTTAATGGTCCAGGTATCTCCATTATCAGCTCTCCGACCATGTAAAATACACACAGAATCGCTACTGGTTTTGTCTTTTACAATGCTATGACTCTTTTGCCTAATTAAAGCCGCCATCGTCTCAGCGGGCATTCCTACTTTTCCTTGCAAGTAATAAAGCCCACCATTCAAAGCCTCAATTTCACTCATGCCCAAACTTCTAGCCTTACTAACTATTGCAAAAATTCCATCAGCTCCAAGTTTGGCGTAATGGGGAGTCTTCATTAACTGTTGGCACATCTTTTGAGTTTGCTCTATCTCCATCAGTGATCTTGCAAAGTCATCTTGTGTTGCTATTTCGTTGCTCATGCTACTTCCTCATCTTTTTTTAGTTTAAGTTCGTTAAGGGGAATCTTTCTTTTAAGATAGCTACCTAGCTCATCTAACGCATTCTCTAAGTCTATTAGATTAAACGCTTTCTTTCCATATAAGATATCCGTAACTTCCTCAAACCATTCTCCAGCATCGTCTAATCGCTGATTAAGCTCTTTTAAGTCAGGATTTACAAGGTAATCATCGTATTCTTCGTTAAAGTTCCACATGTTCTCCTCCATGTTTGTGCTCATATCTACAATATACAAAATTAATGTGAATGTGTCAATAAAAATAATGCATTGTGTAAAAAAAAATAAAATGATAATCTCATTCTCTCTAAAATGGAGTAATTTAAATGGATTTAGCTACTTACATCTGGCAATTTCGACTGAGTAAATCTAAAGTTGCCAAAGATCTTAATGTCACAAGAAATTCTATACATGGAATTTGCAACAGAACTCAAACGCCATCTATAAAATTAGCCATACGAATAATTGATTACACAGAGGGGCGGGTGGGTATACAGAACATTTATCCTCAGCTTTTCGAAGCATATAAAAGAGCTATAAAGAAAAAGGGGTCTCAGTCCAAGAACTAAGACCCCCAAACTGAGTATGATGGAGAATCACGTGAACTTTGCAGTCACAGTCTTACTCTATCTTGTTCGGAGATTTTCTGAAAATGAAAAAAAAGGAGCCTTGTCCCAAAATAGACTTCTCGCTCCTTTTCCTGTATATTACTTAATCAACATTAGTAAATTTATCTGGTTGGAGATTTTTCGTTAAGTGAAATTTTTCTAGCCTGAAAATAGGAAAAAAGAGCATAAAAAGAAGCGGCCCCAAAGCAACGTGCTAAGGGGCCATAATTCCGAATTAGTTGACCTTCAAACCTTCAACTAATTCCAACACAGAAGATAATCAAATGCTAACCAATCTCCTCTTTAAAAAGCAAGCCTAAAAGAAAGATTCGTAAACATCTCTTATTATCTCCTGTGCAACTTAAAATTGAATGTTTAAGGAGATATCTTTATGTCCATACAGCCTCAAGAAAATTTCTCAACAACTATCGAACGATGTCCTCATGATCGAAAAAACCCCTATGTAATGCTCGATAAAAATATTATCTCTGATCCAAGATTATCTTTAGAAGCAATAGGAATTTATGGAATGCTTGAATGTGAAGCTATTAAATTAGAAGAGATTCCCGATCATCTTCTTAAGGAGTTAAGAGAAATCGGCTACTTAGAGGAGGTGTAACATGTTAGACCATCTAGGTTTCCTTAATCAAGATAATTTCCAAATGTATTCCCGAGTTGTTGCAAAATTCTGTAAAAGCGTAAACGCCGCAATCATTTTATCCGATCTTGTCGCCAAAAGAAAATATCATACCAATAACAATCAACTTGCTTCACATGAAAAATATGGGCACGGATGGTTTTATTACACAATCGAATGTTGTGAAGAAAGGACATGTCTTACTAGAAAAGAACAAGATTCAGCTTTTTCTATTCTTTTAAAGTTAGACTTAATTGAAATTTGTAAATTTGGATTGCCTCAAAAAAGATTTTTTAAAATTAAAGATATTAAAGTATTAGAAATTTTTGGACTTTCAAAAATTGATTCTAATTTGCCCGAAAAGGACAAACTAGAATGTCCGAAAAGGACAAATCAATCTGACCAAAAAGGGCAAATTGCTCATATATACAATGATAACAAAGTCAGGAAACATATTTATGAAGACAATGTCAACGAAGGGACTTTGTCCCCCTATTTGCATAGGGAAAAGACTATGGAAATCTCTCGGAAATTCAAGCTCACCCCTGAACAATCTCAAAGTCTAGACTGGCTTTTACACCAAAATATCGATACAACATCGGAAACTCTCGCATGGTGGGCTCGCGAATACTCATTAAAACGCTTAGAACAGGTCTTCCTTGAGTCAAAAAAGAAAAAACGTGATTCCATAGGGGCTTATATGCAAAAGCTTCTTAAATCGAACGCAATCCTTGAAACCTCGAATTCTGAAAAAAATAGATCTTTTGCTCAAGACTTCAAACAAGCTAATAACTGGCACAGCCTCGAAATTACTCAAAAATATGTGAAAATATATACCCCTAATGGTTCAACTTTAGACCTTTACTTTGAGATAAATCCCGAATCTTTCTTCGAAGGAATCTTAAAAATGTACGAATGTTACGAAAAAGGACATGGATGAAAAATCCTCCCACTCATTGCGGGCAATGTTTAGCCGAATTAGTTCACCTGAAAAAACCTTATCATCGCGATTGCCCCACTTGTCGTGAAAAAAACAGGAAAAAGAATCAGAAGGTCAATGATTGGAAAAATTACCACAAAAAACCTGAAAGGCAACGCGAATATGCTAAGAAAAATCCTGAAAAAATTAAGGAAATCAAAAAACGCTATTACATAAAAAATCGCGAAAAACGCTTAATTTATGCAAAAAATTATTACTTAAAAAATCGTGATAAACGTATAGAATATGGTAACAAATATTATAGGTATCATATGAAAAAAATGAAAAAATACCTTTATGAAGTGCAAATTTCCTTTTGTAAATCAATCATTGCTCATTGTGAAGAAGAAGCTCGAGAAATCTTAGATTCTAATCTTTATGATTATATCGATGACTCCCATATTGAAATGATTCTCGTAAATGAAGGAGATATCGAGAATGATGCAAAATTGTAAAAATTGCCAGAATCCCTTCCCGAAAGAATCTCTTAACTCTAAAACCGGAACTTGTTTTTTTTGTAAGGTCATAGAAATGGCACCAGATATCCCAGATTTTCTGGATAGTTCATTTCGCCGCCGGGGCCCCTCAAAAAAATTTCGAAGAATCATAGCACAGGAAAATAATGAAAGTAACACGACAGATAAATATAGAACCTAACATGTTCCAATTCGACTATTCGGAACCCATACTGCGAGTCCGTTATAAAGAAGAAAATGAACGTGAATTTCTTACCTCTGAATGGCAACAATTAGAAATCGACGAAACTTGTCGTCGCCTACTAGAATCTCTCAAATTTTGGATAGAAAGGAATTTAAAATGAATATCAAAAAACAAGTTCTTGCCTATGAAACAGGCTATGACTACCTTCAACTTCAAGAAAATGCTAACGAAAAAATCAAACTCATGAATAAGAAAAATATGTTCTGCATCGACATCCAATATTTTGGCATGGAAGAAGAAGATGAACTCGATCCATCTTGCTTTATGTTATTTGAAGAACAGTGAAGAATAAACTATTAAAAATAAGTAATTTAAAATATCAAAAAAGATTCCGCTGATTTGATTTATGAAAAAATGCTCCTTTTGCAAAAAAGAAAAACCCATCTATGAATTCTATATCTCTAGAACCACAAAAGATGGATTTCAACCTCTATGCAAACTTTGCAATAAATTTGATGGAGACTTACGAAGGAAATATGCTAAAAAACGAAAACTGCTTACCCTCTTTACCCCAGAACCAAAAGAAAAGAAGAAGCCCAAAGACGACATCCTCAGCAAAATGGAGAACGATTGGTACCACCACTAAATACTTCCGTTCCAAATGGGAATACAATTATGCCTGCTTCTTAGAATATCAGAAAAAAAACGGTTTCATCGAAGATTGGAAACACGAACCACAAACGTTTTGGTTTGAGGGCATTAAAAGAGGTACTGTAAGCTACCTTCCTGACTTCAAAGTAACCTTATCTAATGATTCCCATTACTGGGTTGAAGTTAAGGGCTTCTACGACCGAAAAAGCCTTACAAAAATAAAACGCTTTCATAAATACTTTCCTGAAGAAAGACTTCAGCTTGTCGATGCTACTTGGTTTGCCCACGCTAATAAAGTTTTCGCATCAATCATCCCAGGATGGGAAAAATGATTAAGATGCCTAACTTTTTCCTTGAAAAACATACCATAAAAAAATAAATTAACTTTAAGCGACTTAAGGACCAATCATGAAATGTATTTTACTCGTACTTCTAGCTCTCCCATTCCTCTATGGATGCTCCATCAAATACGAAGGCGAAATTCAACATTTATCCCTTCCTAACCAGGAATCAGAAAATGCCTCTAATTAAATCTAAATCAAAAGCAGCCATTGGCAAAAATATTGCCGAAATGCAAGCGGCAGGTCACCCAAAAGCCCAAGCAGTCGCAGCAGCTCTTTCTACTGCACGCAAAGCAGGTGCACATATTCCTAAAAAGAAAGGAAAAAAATGAAACAAAAACATTTGGTAGAAATTACATGTAACTTAGACGAAATAATGGAAGAACTTAAAGATGAAAATTATCTCTACGTGGCTTTCAAATTAGGAATATTATACGGCATTATTAATGCGAAAATTGACAAAAGTTCATATGATTACGATGAGGATGATGAATAATGGATAAAAAAATTAGACAAATCGAAAAAGAAGTCCCTAAACATGGGAAAGCACATAAAGACCTTAAGCAACTTGAGAAAATGGATAAAAAAAGAGATAAAGTTTGCAAAATGGGCGAAAAGGAAATGAAGAAAAAAAAGAAATAATATGCACGAAGATAGATGGTATTCTGTCAAAGAAAAAAAACCAGGTTTTAGAGAAATCGTTTGGGGACTTTTTAAAGGCAGAGATGTTGAATTAGTCCATCTTGCTTTAACTGAAAGTGAATATGACGATTATTTTTCCTTTTGTGAGAGCTCATGGTATTCTATTGAAAGCGAAAAATGTAAATCCGTTACTTTTTGGAGACCATTAATTCGACCAAAAAAACCAAATATAAAATCATGAAAAAAGAACGCCTCGAAGACTTAGGACGCATCTACGAACGATTAGATGCCTTAATCATTGCAATAGAACAAGATTGGGGTCGCTTTTGTACTTCTAAACATGATTACGAAAACTTCGCTATATATTTTACCAATAATTCCCATGATCTACATTGTTCCTTACGAATGATCATAGAAGACCTCGAAGACCTACGTAATATCGCCTATGGTGATCAAGAATAATGGTTTTTAGCGGCCACAAGGTTCACCATTAACCTACTTAACGCACAAGATAATGAACTTTACTTGTAAGTTATACCTCAATTCAGCTATAACCACATATAACTAATTATAACTTTAAATATATATGCTTTCCGAAATCACAGTAATCCTTAAAGATAGCGAGAAAACTCTTCGGTCTAAATTCCTCTCCTACGATACCTATGAAGTCGATCCAGAAAATCATATCCTTAAAGATTATATTAACCAATCACTCAAAAACTTCGGAAATGACCCCGAAGATATTATCGTAAACATTAAAATGGTGGTGCAATAATGCCCGCAGGTAGACCTAGAGAAGTTTCATTTTCACCAGAAGAAATGATTAAACTCGGAGAAGAAATGGTTGAATGGGTTAAAAAAAATAAACCTATTCATCTTTCTGTTTGGTATACTCAAGAAAAAGACTTTACTGATGAACAATGGGATACTTTTAGAAAACGTAAAGAATTTGTCCACTATTACACAAAAGCTTTAAAATTAGTTGGTTATAGTTACTTAGATAAAGATAGTCAAATTGATGTAAGACTTAAAGATAGATGGCAAAGAGTTTATTTCAAAGACCTTCGTGAACAAGAAGATGAAGACGCTGAAAAAGACGCAGAACGAAAAAAAGCCATCGAAAATACTAAGCAAACCACGTATACCATAGTTGTTCCTCATGGCCTTGCTTCCGGAGCTGACATTCCAGCCGCGCCCTTACCAGATTCCTCTGATAACAGCCCTAAACAAGGGAACTAAACGCGCCGTTTGGGTAGTCCATCGTCGAGGAGGTAAAGATGTCACCGCATTCAATTGGTGCATTCTACAGCTTCTTTTGAATCCTGGATGGACTGCATTCCATATTCTTCCGACTTATTCTCAAGCAAAAAAAGTCATTTGGGACAGCTCCACAAACGATGGAAAACGCATACTAGACTATATTCCTAAAGAAGTGATCGAGTCTAAGAACGGTCACGAAATGAAAATAAGGTTCACAAATGGGAGTCTATATCAGCTTATTGGCTCTGATAATATCGATAGTCTCGTCGGAAGCAATCCCAAAATCATTATTTTTTCGGAATATGCTCTCCAGTCTCCTGCAGCTTGGGACTATCTACGTCCTATCCTGGATGTTAATAAAGGCTATGCTATCTTTATTTCAACTCCTAGGGGAAAAAATCACTTCCATGAATTGATGTGTATGGCCCGCAATAGACAAGACTGGTTCTGCGAAGTCCTTCCTATATCTTCAACAGGAGTATTGAATGAAGAAGACATACAGAAGATGCGTGACGAAGGCGTATCAGAAGAACACATCCAGCAAGAGTTCTACTGCTCTTTCAACAGAGGCGTGGAGGGAAGCTATTATGGTCGTCTCATTGAGAAGGCTCGTGACGAACAACGCATCTGCAACGTGCCTTATGAGACTCGTTCACCGGTTCATACAGCTTGGGATATTGGATTCGGAGACTCAACCTCAATCATATTCTGGCAAGAAATCGGAGGTGAAGTTCGAATCATTGACTTCTACGAAAATCAGGGAGAAGGGATAAGCCATTATGCTAAACTCATACAATCGAAACCTTATGTTTATGGCACGCATTACATGCCTCACGATGCAGGCTCTGGGTCTATCCAAACAGGACGCACCCTTCAGGATGTGGCATATGAAATTGGTGTCAAAACAACCCTGCTTGAAAGGGAAATTGATGTGGCAATCGGCATAGAAGCAGTTAGATCACTCTTGTCTATAGCATATATCGATGAGAAGAAATGCTCTCATCTGATAAAGTGCCTTGAGAACTACCACAAAAAGTTCAATGAAAAAACGAATTCGTACAGCGAAAATCCCGTCCACGACTGGACGTCGCACGCTGCTGACTCAATTCGGTATATGGCTAACGCCAGAATCCAATATGGAAGGGGTCCAGGATCTCTTACCACTGACAAACTCAATCAAATCAAAGCAAATGCAGGATTCGGTCCAAAAGCTGCACCACGTCTCGGACCACAAACACCATTCACAGGACAAAGATTTGGAAGATGACTAAAAGTGCAGATTATTTAATAGAGGTATGTAATAGAGAAATTCGAAAATTGAGAAATGAAATTTTTAAAGAAGTAACTTCAACATTAGGAGATCAATTTACCTCCCAAGAGTTAAGTTTAGCCCACGAACAGTTCTTGGCCCTTCATTTAATTAACTCTTTAAACTTACCTAGCAGAGATCTAATTCTTGAATTTTGTCGTTCTGCTCAACAATATTATAAAGACGTTTTATGAAAAGACATGAAGTAATGGATCTGTTTTGGGCACGATATTCTGAAGAAGTAGAAGGACATTGGAACGAAATTGATAAGAACTACCAAAATACTTTTCCTAAGATTACAGGTAAAGGAGCAAAAGTTAAGGTAAAATTATCTGATGATGCCGAAACATTCGCTTATTATTACCCAGATCAAGCTATATGGATTTCAAGTTATGGCTTTAAGCCTTCATATTTTTGGGATTGTATATCAAAAGAACCTTTATTCAATGTCACTCATTGGAAATACCTAAAGGAACCAGAAAATTAGTGCAAAATCTCTTATAAAGAGTATAAAGTAAAGTATTTAATACAGGTATTTTATGAGCAGCGGAATGATTGAGAGGAGCCAAACGCTTCCAAACATATACGAGAGTGGATACCAGGAAGGAAATAGAGATATAGTAGCTGAAGCAGATGAACGTTATCAGATGAATCTGTCTGCATGGCAACTCTTTTTTTGGGAACAACTCATTGACAGGAAGGTATACCTCGGAGATCAAAGATACCTCAATCTTTATTCTGGACTTAACTACGAACATCAAAAATGGATTTTTAACGCAGCAATGCCAGTTGTTAATATGGTATGCGGCCGTCAAAGACAATATAGAAAAGCCACACAAATGGTTCCAGTGCATGGATCTTCAAATAAAACAGCTTCCCAAGCAACCAAAGCCATTCAGTCCGCTTATTATAACGATGACACTTACAATACTATCAGCAATTGTTTCAAGGAATCTGCAGGTATCACTGGACTTTCTCTTATGCATTCTTGGATCGATTACAGACGCGATCCTATATGCGGCGATCTAAAAACAGAATGCTTTAGTGCCGACATGGTAATGATGGATGCATTTTGGAGAGAAATGGATTTATCGGATTGCCAATTTATACGCACACGAAAATACCTTCATAAAGAACAAGTCAAACAGATGCTTCCTGGACGAGAAAAAGATATCGACATGCTTAACGACCAAGCTTATTTTGATACTAAGTTTGTTTTTATGCCTCAACAATACAACATTAGACGTAAAGGTTTTTTAGCATATGATGAGTATTGGTATCAAACACAACGGATGGGAACCTTTATAGTTGATC